GTGACGTCGGGGTCGTTGTCGGCTCGTTTGCCGTCCTTGAGCTTGCGACGCATCTCAATGCCGATGCGAATGGGGGCAGTGGATGCTCCTTCGGGGACGTGGATGGGATAGGGAGGCGGAATCCAGTAGAGACCCGTCTTTGCTCCCATTCCTCCGCCGTTGGCGTTGAGGGTTGCCGACTTGCCTTCGGGCGAGTAGACTCGGTTGGCTTGGGCGTCGTCTCCCAGATACCCGAGCTTGATGAGCGTGCGTTTCTTCGCCTTCGCATTCCGTTCGTATTCGTTCTCGGTTGTCCCCGCCTTGCCGTAGGTGGAGGTGAGGCAGAACGCCTTCTTGGAGGCGGTCATCATTCGGGGGTCAATCTCTTCATCGGATTGAAGTATGTCTTGAAGAGTGATACCCTTGTCTTCGGGCTGGGTGCGGATAGGGAGGTTCGTCCAGAAGAGGCGTCGGCGGGACTGGGCGGAGACCAGAGAGGCGTCCAAGAGGATGGGCTCAACACCGAGAGTCTCGGTGATAACGGCTCGGTCGGAGGCGGGCATTGAGGCGACGTTTTCAAGGAGGAAGAAGGATGGACGGACGAGCTTGAGAACCCGAACATACTCCCAAAAGAGCGACGAATGCTCTCCATTGAGACCTTGTCGGTTTTGTTTTGCGATGGAGAGGTCTACGCACGGACTGCCCCCGATGAGGAGGTCAATGTCGGGTGTAGGGTCGTGTAGGGTGCGGACGTCCCCCAGTTGGACGATGTCGGGGTAGTTGCGTTGGCTGACGGCGATGGCGTGCTTGTCTATTTCGGACGCATAGTAGTGGGTGACCGCCAATCCCGCACGTTCTAGGGCAACCCTCGCACACGAGATGCCGTCAAAGAGCGAGAGGACTCGCATTGTCTAGGGGGCAGAAGGGTTTGTTCTCCAGTCAACGCAGTAGAGCATTCCCCGACCGACTCTCTTCTTCTGGAGGAAATGGGTCTTGCTCGCATCCAGCCCAAGTTGTTTGAAGCTGAACCACTGGGGAACGTATGGCGAGACGGATTCCATCAGTTGGGCGGGTGTGAAGATTTGATACTGCGTGTCTTCGGGTGACCTCTTTGCTCGTTCAGTCTCATACCACCTTGTGAGAGGGCTGGAGACCATCGGGGTTTGACGCCGACGTTGTTGCTCTTCACGGGCAAGGGCAAAGAAGTCCATACACATTGAGGGATTGGATTGTGTAAGTCTTGTGTATGTAGGGTCGTGTGTGTAGTAGGGTCAAACTTCGTCCAGAATGAAAAGGGCTGGAGTCAAAATCTTGACTTCAGCCACAACTCTCGCCTCCCATCAAACTCTATACACCACCCTACAATCATACACGATAAGGACTTTTCTAACCTAAAATTCTCATTAGAATAGAGGTAGTCTGACCTAATCCTTATCAAAAGGGTGGAATTGGGGGGTAGTGTATAGTGTAACAATCTTTTTGGGTGACCCTACAATCATACATCCCGCCGTCTAGTAGTCCACCCACCAGCCCTTCGCCTCTAGGAACGCACGGAGTGCTGGGATGTCCCGCACCCGATACTCATTCCCCGCCCCGATGCGGTGCTTCTCAATCACCCCCGCCCTCACATAGACGTCCCGCATCTCAATCCCGAATGCCTTCTCGGTCAGAGGATACCCAACACCCTCCTTCATCTGGTTGTGGAGGAGGAACGCAGTCCAACGCAACTCGGTCGCACCATCGTTGGCGATGATTTGACGCTGGAAGAATCGGGCGTGGTAGGGAGTGAAGGACTGCTTCACATCGTGGTAGTAGTCGGTCAGAGGGCGGTCACGGGGAGGGTCAAACTCGGAGAGGTCAAGGTTGAGAAGGTGGTGATGGAACGCCGAGAGGTTCTCCTCCATTCGCTTCCGCAGTTGCCCGAAGTAGGCTCGGTCATTCCGCTTCTCGTCGCTCGCCTTGAGAAGGATGTAGCGTCGGTCGGTCTCTTCTAGCACAACGGGAACGCCCTTGTTCGTCGTCATCACGATGTTGATGATGTTATCCAGAGGATAGGGCTTGAGACCTTTGTTCTCAATGTTGATTTCCTTCCCAGTAATCAACCCCTTGAGTCGCTCCTTGTTGTTGGCGTTGGTCTGGAAGTTCGCCTCCTCAAACTTGACGACAATCTTGCCCTCAAGCGTGGAGTTGAACTTCGCAAAGACGTTGTTCTCGGGGCAGTCCGTAGAGAAGAAGTGAGTGTCGCCGAGAATCCCGCCGACGACGACATCAAAGAAGGTGTCCTTGCCGACGCCTTGCTCGCCTTGAACGACGATACACACATCGGTCTTCTGGGAAGGCTTCTGGACGATGTGAGCCAACCACTTGACGAGGTAGTCTACGACTGCGTCCTCGTGGTTCGCAATCAGACCGAGCAACTCGTAGAAGGATGAGAGGTCTCCGCCTTCCTTCGGAATGTTGGCGAATCCCTTGAAGGTATTGAACTCGTAGTCTGGCGTCTCCACCTTCGGCTTGAAGACGATGCGTTCGTATTCCTTGAGGTTGGGGTCAGCGAACCAGAGCTTGAGGAAGGGCGTTCCATCGGAGAGGATGTTGTTCTCCTCGTTCTGGAGGAGACACGCTTTGGTCTTCAACTCAAACTGGTTGTTCTTGCGAAGCTGGATACACCCGAACTGGGATGGATGGCGAACCTTGAAGAAGATTGCCCCCTTCCAACCCGTCTCCTCAAACTGACGCTTCCGCTCGGCATACTCGTTGTCCGTCCCACCCGTCCGTTCCAGAGTCGTCGTCATCGGCTTGACCGCCAGAGCAATCCGATAGCCCGTCTCACGGAAGACCTCCTCCTCCACTTCCCGAAGCAACACCTTCGGAAGCTCTGCCTCGCCCTCACGCTTGCGAACCAGTCCGCCATCGTGAATGAAGACGTCCATCCGCCGACCCCGAGCCTCCAACGCCCGAGCCACCGCCATCAGACACTTCCGCTCTTCGGTCTGATACACCCACGCCACCGCCTTGCCCGCACGATTGGTGTGCTTCGCCAACCACTTGATGTCGTCGGCATACATCGTCAAGATGTTGCCCCGAATGCGGTAGGCTTCCTCACCCAGTTCCCGAACGAATGGCGTCAGTCCTTCGGCTGACCCACCCGTGTAGAGTGCGATGATGCGGTCTTTGGCGGTCTTCCGAAGGTTCGGTTCGGCGATGTTGCCCTCCCGACGGAGCAGTTCAACCACCTCCTCAATCACCTCCTCCCGTGTCTCAATGTATCGCTTCAAGAGAGGACACGACCACCCCTTCTTGTCGCAGAGCTGGGAGAGGATGGTCGGGAGACTATTGACGATGTCTAGGTCGTGGTAGTAAGCACCGCCCAGAGCATTCCGCACCTCTCGGCAGAAGGTCTGGAGACCAATCCCGCCCTCTGCCGTGAGACGACCGATGTTGGTCTCCTCGTGCCGAGCCTTGCGACCAAGCACATACCGAGTCAGCACCTCGTTGATGTTCTCGGTCTTCTTGATGTAGAGGTTCAGCAAGATGGACTGCTTCTTCCACTTCTCTCGCTCGGCGGGAGTAGGGGCATTCGTCGCCAACTGCTTCAAGAGACTGGGAAGGTCTCGGGCATAGTCAAGGTCATAGACCTCACGCCTCTCCATCTCTTCGGGACACTGCTCCGTCAATGCGAGGGTCGTTGTCGCCATTGCTTACTCCCTTCCCACGACATTCTTCCATTCGTTTTGAACGAACGAAAGTATGTCGTTGTTCCAATGGAAACATCGTCGCAGAAACCCCAATTCCAATGGAAACATCGTCAGTAAGGAACTCTGACGAACGATGCTCCTATTGTATCACCCAATCCCCCACGATTGCTGTTTCACACTTGCCGTGAAAATTTCCCATATAGAGTCAAACCCAAGCCGATGCCCTCCCTCTCCTTTGATAAGACGAAGGGTGCGAGACCGATTGCGATGGTAAAGAACGGGGAGTATGACGGCGAGATTCTCTACCTCCACGACGACGACCACTCGGGCAAGAAGCCGAGTTTCGTCATCAATCCCAATCGCTACAAGACCGAGCTTCGGGACGTCAAGCCGACCGAACGTGTCCGCCTCTTTGCCCGTCTGGAGGAGGCGTTCAAGAAGGGTCTGTCGCCCGACCAGCTCATCGGCGAGACCGCCCTCGCCAAGCAACTCTACGAACGCATCCTCTCGGACTCTGTGCGGGACAAGAGCATCAGCCTCCCCGACGACGACTCCCAGTTCCAACTGCTCCCGTCGCCCGACCCCGAACGCCGTGAGGTCTTCTACATTGCGGGTGCGTCTGGCTCGGGCAAGTCTCACATCGCCAAAGGTCTCGGCGAGTGCTACAAACGCCTTCACCCCGACCGAGAGGTCTACCTCGTCTCCAAGCTCGGCGAGGACGCCACTCTGGACTCTATGCGTCCGAAGCCCAAACGCATCAACATCCAGAGCCTCATTGACGACTACCCCGACCTCAACGAGTTTGAGAACTGCCTTATCATCTTTGATGACTACGACACGTTCACGGGGGATGCCGAGAAGGTCGTCCACAAACTGATTGATGACCTCGCCACGATGGGTCGCCACACGCACACCACGATGCTCTGCCTCTCGCACTACCTCTCCAACTACAAGAAGACCCGTCTGATTCTCAACGAGGCGACGCACATCGTCGTCTACCCGCAAGCCACCAGCCACCACGCCCTCTCCTACCTCCTCAAGACTCACGTCGGTATGATGCCGAACGACGTGCGGGAACTCAAGAAGATGGGTCGGTGGGTCTGCGTGGCGAAGAATTTCCCGCAACACTTAATTTCCAGCAAGCACGCCCGTCTCCTTCACCAAGACTGACCGAACACGTGGACGCTTATCTTTGCTTCCAAGAGGACGCCCGCCACCCCATCGTCCTCGTTCCATCTTGTCCCGCACGTTGTCTGCCGTTGTCCCGACCACAAGATGGTCTGGGCGAACGCAACTCGGATTGTCGCACGTATGCCGAACGACCTTTCCCGTGATGTCTTCATCGGGATGGGCGAATCCATACGCAACCCGTGACGCCCGCCCACTCTTCCCCTTCCTCAACTGGAACACACCATACCCATCTCTATCCGAACACCCCGCCCACGTCCAACACCCATCTCCTTTCGTCGTCTTCGCCCAGAATCGGTCTTCCATTGCTAGACTGCGGTGTTTGTATGTAAGCAAAGAGTCTCTACCAAGAGTAAAGGATGAGTATCGCCAACTGGAATCCGACTGCCTACTACCTCGTCGGCGACTACGTCTACGACGGCAGTGGCGACGACTACTTTGCGGTCGCCAACAACCACGACGACCCTCCGCCATCGGCGAGTTGGGTTCTCGTGACGACGGGAACGTTCTCGCCCTCCTATGCCGAAATCGTCTCCAACACCACCATTCCTCTCCCCGCCACCTTCCAGACGACCATCACCTTCTCGGCGAAGAACATCGGCACACCCGACGTCACCCTTCCCAACCCGTCCAACATTCGGGTCGGCACGACGGGTGTCTATCGGGTCATCTTCTCGGCTCAACTGGAGAAGACGATGGGCGGTGGAACGGACGAGATTCAGATGTGGTTCACCATCAACGGCAACAACGTTCCCAATTCCAACAGCAAGGTTGACCTCACGCAACAAATCAACGCCGTGATGACGATTGAGTCCATCTTCAGTCTGACTGCGGGAGACACGATTGGTCTGCGAGGGTATACACCCGCTACGGCAGTGAGTTGTTTCGTGGTCGCCATCCCCGTAGACGCCAATCACCCCGTCTCCATCCCGTCGGTCATCGTGGACGTCCAACGCATCGCATAATCTTGAGGAAGGACAAAGATGTCCTACGCCAATTGGAGTGCGACGGCATACTATCTGTCTGCCGACATCGTCAACGAAGGAAGCACTGCCTACTCTGCTCTTGCTCCCAACATCAACAAGCTCCCGTCCGCCAACCCGCTCCTTTGGTCTCCCGTCTCCACACCGGGTGGGGGTCTCGCCAACGTTATCACCACAGACGGCAGTGGTATCCTCTCGGTTGTGGCGGGCGACACGGCGACACTCTCGTCGGCACTCGTCCACGACCCGAACCTCACTCTCACGCCGTCCGCACCCCCGAGCAAAGACCTTACCATTGGTCTCAACGCTGACCTCACCAGTATCCATTCTATCAACGACACGATTACGAGTGCCTATGGGTGGGTAGACATCGTGAGTCCCGACACGACGGCGACTATCGTCACGCAGAGGTTCGTCACGCCGTTCCCCATCATCTCGCTGACGTTCGTCAACGATGGCTCGCCGAACGTCCTCACGCCCTCCAACGAGGAGCTCTGGTATGATATCAGTGGTCCCGACCAGTTCACCATCAACCTCTCGTCCACCACCCCCGTTGTGGGTATGAAGTTCGTCGTGGCGTGGAATCTCTTGAAAGCATAACAAATGAGTGTCTCCATAGACGGCGACATCCATTGGAATGACCGACTGGAGGAATACTTCGCCTCCACTGGCGAGAAGGCTCATTGTCTGTCGTGGATTCACAAGAGGGCAGAGGAACGCTATGCCCGATTGCGAACGTGGATTGACCTTCCCGTCATCGCTATCTCATCCATCACGGGGTTCTTGAGTGTAGGGTCGTCCCAGATGTTTGGAGACAACCAGATGGCGGTCTCCGTTGCGTTAGGTCTCTGTTCCCTTCTGGTGAGTGTGCTGAATACGACGGGGACATACTTCGGGTGGGCGAAGAGGGCAGAAGGGCATCGCATCTCCTCCATTCAATACGCAAGACTTTATCGTTTCCTTGCGATTGAGATGAGCCTCCCCCGAGAGGAACGGATGACCCCCGCCGACCTCCTCAAGCATACCAAAGACCAGTATGACCGCCTTCAAGAGATTAGCCCTCTCGTGCCTCCGTCGGTCATCGCCGACTTCCAACGGCGGTTCAAAGACCCAAAATATGACGCAATCTCTCGTCCAGAGGATGCGAATGGTCTAGAGAAGATAGAGGTATTCCCTCGTCCGCAAACGCCTTCAGCAAGAATGCGAAGTCCTCCTTTGGAAACAAGATGGGATGCTGGTATCGGAAGTCCCGTCGCACTGCCTCCAGCACCGACAACGCATCCGAAGGCGACAGATACGTCGCAAGCGACGCTAGTGCTTCGCAACCCGCTATCTGTGGCGGATACGACCGCTCCCGCACCAGCTGAACGAGCCACCGCTCCGTCCACCGAATGATGGTGTCCCCGACTGCTCCTTTGTAGTCCAGCAACTCACGACACACGGGAGGCGTCAGAACCCGTTTCTCGGGCTTGATGACTTCCTCCTTCACCTCCTTCGTCCTCTGACGACCCTTCAAAGGGTCTCCGTAGCTACTCATTCTCTTACTCTCTAACAAGAATGAGTGGCGGTGCGTTAGAACGAGTGAAGGAGTATCCCCTCTCCGATGGCGACATCCGCCGTATGCTCGGGGGCACAAAGATTGTGACCTATCCGCAACTGAAACGTCTGCGGACGATTGATGACCTCTTTGACGAGCAAGGTCGGGCATTGGTTCTCTTTCTGACCGAGAGTCCGACGGAGGGTCACTGGGTCTGCCTTCTCAACAAGAAGAAGGGCATTGAGTTCTTTGACCCCTACGGCGACACTCCCCAAGAGATTAAGGAAGAGCTTCCCAAGAGCAAACGGGAGTCTCTGGATATGGAGTCGCCTTACCTTTCTCGGCTTCTCAAGGCGAGTGGTCGTCCCGTCTTCTACAACACCTTCGCCTTCCAGAAGACCAAACGGGACGTCAACACGTGCGGACGCCACTGCGTTGCCCGTCTGCTCTACGCCCCCTACTCACTTGAGAAGTATAAGAGCATCATAGACCAGAGTGGGATGTCGCCCGATGACTTCGTAAGTGGGCTGACTGCGTCTATGCTCGGGAGATAATCTGTCGGGGTAGAAGCAAAGATGCTTCGGTCTAGCGTAGAGACGAAGGGTGGCGTGACTCCCGACTACCCCGACTATCTTTACTACAATGCGGACATCATCAACAACACGACCGCAGACCTCGTGGCGGGTGCGGTGGTTGTTGACCCGCAAGTCCGTTTCAACGAGACCCGTGATACCTCGCTCATCAAGAATGCGAGTGAGTATTACTTCTCTATCGTGCGGTTCACGATGAATGGTCCCAACAAAGACCTTCCCCTCTTCATTCCCGACATCCAAGAGTCTACGGGTCAGACCAACGTCAACCTCACGACCTACTCCCTCGCCATTCCCTACGCCCAGACGTGGAACGTGAGTGGCGGTCGCACGATGGCGTTCAGCATTCGCCCGCCGTCTCGGTTCGTCCAGTATCGGTCGGAGACCCAGAACCCGTTTCTCGCCCCGCTTCCCCGTGCTCCCGCCAATCCCCGTCTGCGAGGGCAGTTCAACGTTCCCGCTGGCTCGGTCTACCAGATTGGTGACGTGGTCTCCACGACGCCCGCTGGCGGTCTCTACGGCATCTTTGCGGGTCCCTTCTTCCAAGTCATCTCCCCCCAGCAGTGGACGGCGAACCGCCCCTACAACATCGGCGACTTCGTCCAGTTTCAAGGCGTGGGCTACACGGCACTCGTCAACAACCCGAACCCCGTCCTCGTTCCCCCGCAGAACCCCGCCCAGTGGGCGTTCGGCGTGACGGGTGTTGCCCCGCCCGACCCTCGCTACTGGGAAGCCATCGGCACGGACAACGGCTCACCGCAAGACCTCTCGTCTCGGTATTACTGGGTCTACACCTACCAGCAGTGGCTTGACCTCGTCAACACCACCATCCTTGACCCCGCCCAGCTGGCGTCTCCGCCGGGCACTGCCTCCACGTGTGCGATTCAAGACACCTACAACGAGTTCGCCATCCAGTGGGCGAATGCGGGTCTCGTTGCTCCCGCCGACCCGTTCCCGTTTGCGACTCTCCAAGACTTTGTGAATATGGTCGTCCCGCCGACCATCGTGCGTGACCCGACCAGTGGTCGCTTCACCATCAAGGCGGACTCGGACGGCTTCGGTGACCGCCTCCTCACCTTCACGCCTCAAGCCTACGTTGCGGGACCGCCGGGCGTTGCGGGTCAGCAGACGCCTCCCGTCTTCCGCCTCTTCTTCAACTCCAATATGTATGGTCTCTTCACCAACTTCCTCAACATCTATTGGAACACGACCGACCCGACCATCGGTCCCTTCGCCAACACCCCCGTCTGGCTCTCGTCGGCGGGTCCCAGCTCGGGACTGGTCGCCACGCCGAGTGGTTACGCCACCGAGATTCGCTTCCCGAACAAGTTCTACCAGAACGTAGAGGACTACCGCCTACCGCCGTTCAGTGGCGTCGCCCCTCTGGGGTATGCTCCCGCCCCCATCAACGGCAAGGCGTTCTGGCTCAACGAGCAAGAGTATCGTTCCGACGACACCCTCTGGTCGCCCATCTCGTCCATCGTCTTCACCTCCACCCTCCTCCCGACCCGAGCCGAGCAGACGGGTCCCCCAGTCGTTCTGGGAACGGGCAACAACAACCCGTCCGCCCCGACGTCCCAGTCTGCCTTCCAGCCTATCATTACGGACATCGCCCTCCCGATGGAGACGGGTGCGTCCGCCTACCGCCAGTTCCTCTTCTACGCCCCGACCGCCGAGTATCGCCTCACCGACTTCTCGGCGTCCAAGCAACCCATCCGCAACATTGATATCCAAGTCTACTGGAAGAACCGCCTAGACAACAACCTCTACCCCGTCTCAATGTTTAATCTCTCGTCTGTCTCCATCAAGGTGATGTTCCGCCACAAGGATGCGATGACGGGGGGTGACGACAAGACGATGGTGTCTCTGTGAGGCAAAACGAATTCACACACACTATGAAGTAGTCAAGCAATGGAATCCACAATCCCGACTCTGCCCGTCGTCGCCTTCCTCTACAAGCTCGTCATCGGCGAGAAGTGGTATGTAGGGTCAAGCAGAGAGAGCATCCAGTCACGGATGGCGAAGCACTACCAACAAGGCATCGCCACCCCCACTCGCCGACTCTACAAGGCAGTCGCCGACGGGGGTGGTTGGCTCAACGTGAGAGTTGAGATTCTCACGACATTCGCCTTCACGACAAAGGAAGACCTCTGGCGTGAAGAGAACAAGCACATCAACACCGCCGACCCCAACTGCCTCAACTCGTTTCGGGCTATCCTCACGGAGGACGAACGGAAGGAGCAGAGAAAGGAGGTGTCGTCTCGGTGTAAGAAGGCACTCTACGCCCAACGTCGCCAAGACCCCGAGTGGGTGGCGAAGGAACGGGAGAGGCAGAAGGCACTCTACGCCCGACGGAAGGACGACCCCGAGTGGTTGGAGAAGAAGAGAGCAGTCGCCCTTGCCTCCTATCATCGTCGTCGTGCCGAAAAGATTGTCGCCGATGATAGACAAACACGATGAGTGGCGACATTGAGAAGCTTGCGGTTTTTGATTCAAGAATCGTCCAAAGTCGTCCCAAATACGCTGTGGAGAAGGGTGCTCTGTCCCTCACCAACGCCCCCTTCAACGCCATTGCGGCGACTGCGTCCCAGCACACCTACAACATCTACGTGCCGTCGGAGAACGTCTACGTTGACCGGGCGGTGGAGTGGTCGTCCACGACCTACCAGCAGTTCCAAGTCGCCATTCCGGGCGGTCCCGTCGTGGTCGGCGAGCCGATTGTGCGTGCGGGTGTTGACTTCGCCCTCCGCTCCTTCCCGCTGAACGCCCTCTGCTCCACGCTGACGGCGACCATCAACGACACGACCTCCGTCATCAACACCCAAGACGTGCTGAACGAGGTGCTCCGTCTGACGGACTACGCCAAGAACCGCACGCAACGGACGTGCCCGACGATGCTGGACTCCTATGCGTCCTACAACGACGCTGCGAACGCCCTCAACAACCCGCTGGCGGGCTACGAGAACACCCCGTCGTCCTCTCCCGACAAGGTCCCGAATGGTGCGTTCTACAACCTCGTCTTCACGGATGCGACGGGCACGCCGATGTCGGCTTACCAAGCGGGTCAGCGGTTCGTTGCGGGCGTCCCCGTTGCGGGTCCCGTTCCCCAGCCCGTCGTGCCGGGCGTCCCCGACCAGTATGTGCTCGGTGCGGGTCTCGTCCCGTCCTTTGACGGCGTGTCTCTGGGTCCCTACTCCATCTTCATCCGCTGGCGGTCTACCGAGAAGCTCGTCCTCTCGCCGTTCGTCTTCTCGGACGTCCACGAGTGGGACACGGGTCTGTTCGGCATCAACAACATCCAGCTCATTATGAACCTTCGGGACAGCACCCGCACTCTCCGCACGACCACGCAAGGCGGTCGCACCATCTCTGCGATTGGCTACAACACGGGTGTCTCGGGTGGCTCGGTGTTCCAAGACTCGGTCGTGAACGTTCAGTTCCTTACCCCGTCTCTGGACGTCCCGCTCCCGCCGAAGTCTGTTGTGCCGTATATGGAGTTCCCCCGCTACATCACGCAATACAACCAGACGCCCATCCAGCCGGGTCAAGTCGCCCAGATTCAGTCGCAGACCATCACGCTCCCGCAGATTCCCGACCTCTTCATCATCTACGTGAAGCCGTCTGTGGCTCTGACGTCTACGGATGCGGACTACTACCTCCCCGTTGCGACGTCGGCGGATGGTGTCCGCAACCCGCTCTCCGTCAACTTTGATAACTTCTCGGGTCTGCTCTCGTCCCAGACGGCGGAGCAACTCTATGGGATGTCTATCAAGAATGGTCTTGAGATGGACTGGAATCAGTGGGCGGGCTACGCTCACTCGCAAGCCCCGACGGCTTACCCCGCCTCCTCTGCGGGTGTCGGTCAAGGTCGTGTCCCGCTCACGGGTGGTCTGCTCGTCCTCAAGCCGTCGCAAGACGTCACCCTCCAGACGGGTCAAGCCCCGTCGCTGGTCGGCAACTTCACCTTCCAGTTCAACCTCTCCGTCAAGAACACGACTGCGGTCGCCCAGTCCCCCGTCCTCTACGTCATCACCGCCAACTCTGGCTTCTTTGAGTCCATTCGTGGCTCGTCCCGTATCATCAAGGGTGTGCTGTCCGAGCAAGACATCATCTCTGCCCCGCTCGCCCCGATGGGGACTCGGGCTGACCTTGAACGGCTGGTCGGTGCGGGTATGTTCGGTCGCCTCGCCAACGTGCTTTCAAAGGCTCGTGACGTCTACCAAGCCACGAAGCCGTATCACGGGGCGATGATGGATGCGGGGAAGGCGGCGATGGGTGCGATGAGTGGCTCTGCGATGTCGGGTGCGGCGATGACGGGTGGTGCGAAGAAGGGCAAGCTCTCGGCTCGGCTGATGTGAGAAATAATCCAAGCTCCTAACAAACAATGGCGTCCGCAAAGCTCGTGATTCCGGGTTCGCAAGGTCCCGTCATCCTTTCTACCAATGGAGTGCTCTCGTCTCCCGAATTCGTGGGGAGTGGTTCATCGGGTCTGAAGACCCAGTTCTTCGGCAACACGGCTACGCCCGTTGAGGGTGCGACGATTGCCCCGCAGACTCACTCTCACGCCAATGCGGGTTACACCATTCAGCTGATGTCTCCGTCTGCGGGTGGTGCGGGTATCGCCAATCTGGATGCGTGTGTGATTCCGACGTGGGTTGCGGGTCAGTCCTACGTTCAGTGGGCGGTCGTGTTTGACCCGCTCGGTGTCGGCTCACGGGCGTATGTGAAGTTCACGGCGGGGACTCTCGCCCCGAACACGACTCCGCCGTCGTCTGATGCCGTCAACTGGCGTCTGACCGAGACTCCGGGCACGTCTGCCCCGTCTCTCATCACGGGCAACTTCATCACTCGGGGCATCTGGAACTCGCAGACCATTCGTGGCGACCAGCCCGCCTCCATTGAACTGCTCCGTGATGGTGCGGGTGCGACGGCGACTGCGGTGCTGACGGGTCGGTCTGCGGACGGCACGACCATCCCCGATGGTGAGCTCCGTGTGAACGGCGTTGTCTCGGCGGAGGGTCTGGTCTTTGATAACATCACCCACATTGAAGACCCAGCTATCGGCGGGGGTCAAGACGTCTTCACTCTCGGTCAAGATTGGTATTTCCCGCTGGGTGTGGCGACGGCGACGACTCCCGGTGCTGCCCGTCCCGCCAAGTATGGCGGTGGTGTCTTCCCCGCCCACGTTGCGGGTCAGTCCACCATCTATACCCTTGCGTCCGACCCCACCTCTACGATTATGGTTACGGCTGCGGAGGCGGCGGGTGTGTCCCCCGCAACGGGTGTTCTGTCTGTCCCGCTTTCCCCGCTCACAAAGACTGCGACGTCCTTCGTCGTTCAGTCTCTTGATGCGACGGGTGCTCTGGCGGCGGGGGACATTGGTGCGTTCCAGTGGGTCATCTTCAACCCCGTCTTCTAATAATTTCGCAGTGGAAGACAAACAATGGCGACATCCACTATCGTCCAGCCCTCTACGGCTCGCAGTCTCAAGGTCGGCGGTATCGTCTCGGGTCCCACCATCAACGTCTCCCAGTATGGCGAGACGGACGGGGCACAGCTGTTTGGATACACCCACGAGTCCGCCAACTCGGGTGGTTGGTTTGAGACTCTCGGTTCGGGTGGCGGGGGCAATGGTGTTGTGGTGAATCGTCACTACACGACGATTTCTTCTTTCGTTGCGGGTCGTGCGTTCCGTCAATGGGCGGTGGTTCAGTCTCGGGTTGCTCCGTTCCGTGCCTACGTCAAGACGTCGGCGGGGACGCAGACTCTGACGGCTGACCCGTCTACGGATGGTGCGAACTGGGCTCTGCTGACGACGACGTCGGGTCCCGCCCTCTTCAACGATTCCGAGCTGGTTGATTGTGCGGTGGTTCTGTCGGGTGATGCCCCCGCTCGGATTGAGTGGCTGGACGATGCTGTAGGTGCGTGTGCTTCCCTCGTCGGTCGTGGTGCGAGTGGGACACCCGCCCGCCCCGTTCTGTCGTGCGTGGGTCCCGTCACGTGCTCGGGTCTGTCGTTTGCCGACCCCGAACGCACCGCCCCGAACCTTACGTCGGGGACGGCGACTCTGGCGGCTGGAACGACGGGTGCGATTGCGAACACGGCGGTTGATGCGGGGTCTACCATCCTCGTCCAACGTGTGTCGGCGTCGGCGGGGACGGATGGTGCTCTGTCCTCTCAAGCGGGTGCGGGGACGTTCACCATCACGTCCAGCAGTGCGACTGACGTGTCTAGTGTGCGGTGGTTCGTGCTTGACCCCGCCAACTAGGCGTTCAAACCGATGACTTTCTTTCTTACAAACACTCAATGGATACCAACACTCCAATCACGGGGAGACTTCCCCAACCA